ACACCCGTTTTCAGGTTGGGTATGCCATCTGCAACCCACACTTCATGGACCAGGGCGGGTTCTACACTCACTTTGGGTACGAGCAGGCGATGGCCCGATTGGGGGTGGCCGCATGACTGACTCCCGCCCTAAACGCCTCCCCATCGACTGGCCCACCATCGACCCCCTCCTCGGCACCATGACCGACGCGGCCCTGTCCAAGCAGACGGGCGTGCCGGAACTGACCATCCTCCGCCGCCGCAAGCGGTTGGGGGTCCGGTCGTTCGCTCACCAGAGGATCATTGCGGGGGCGGTATCCCCGCAGCACCTGTACACCAACAAGTACAGGCCGCCCGGCTACGCCACCCTGCCGGCCGGCTGGAACCTCGTGGAGCGGCCGGCAAACCCCGCCTTTGGCTTTGAGCGTCGCGCCGATTTGCCCGTGTCCAAGTACCCGTTTGGCCTCGTGTCCTTCGACCGTCCGCTCACGCCGGCCGAGGTGGAGGCTTACGAACTGGAGCAGGTGCGGTAAACAACGCCGCCCGGTCGCACACCATGCGGTGACGGGCCGGGCGGATGCCGCTACGGGTGGGAGTCAAACCCCGCCGCCCAACGGTTACCATTACAACAGGACTGCATCGGCTCCGCAAGGTGCCCGCGTTGTCGTCCAGACCCCCCAACCTGCCTCCCCGCGAGTGCCTGATGAAAACAGACACGGGCGCGGTGTCCGCCGCCATCCAGCGGACGCTGACCGAACTCGGCATCGGTCGTGACTACAACCTACAGTTTGTAGCCGATGCTACAGTGGCCATCGGCACGATGGGCGACCGCTTGCTCGATGCGGGCAGGCGTGACCCGCTGACGGTGATGGTGGAGGCCGAAGAGGTCATGGCGGGGATCGTGGATCGGTACTTCGGCGACCTGCCGGAGAAGCGTCGGAAGTCGATTCAGCAATCTGTTGTGACCGTCGTTCGCGGCATCGCTGCCGGTATCGCGGCGGTCAGTTGAAAGGGCCGAAGATGCGAACATTGTCCGCCATTCTGCTCGGAGGTGCCCTGCTGACTGCGGGGTTCTTTCTGCTCGTCATGCTCTCTGGGTGTGCGGTCGGATACACCGAGCCCGCCACCGACGGAAGCCGCGCCGCTCTCCTCGGCTGGAAACTCGACGACGTTGCCGCCGCTGGTGGCCGAGTCGGCGGGTTCGTCACGGGTTGGTTGGGTTCGGCGGAAGGCATCGCCACCCTTACCGGCGGTGGAGGTGTGCTCGGCATCATCGGACTGCTTACGCGAGCATGGGCAAACCGCAAAGCCGAAGCCGCCGCAGAAGCCTCTGCCCGCGAGACTGGCGACAAGTTGTATGACGAGGGGCGAAGTGTTGCCCACGCCTCCCGCGACCGAGCCGATGCCGCCTACCTCGAAGGCTTGGCGCATGCTTCCAGTGGCCTGCCTCGTGCTGGTCTGCCTGTGGTGCCTGCGGCGAATGCTGGGGGTGCGGCCTAATGCCCTCTGACCATCACGAACGCATCCATGCCGACGACAGCGAACGGGTAGACCTGACCCGCATGTACCACACGCTGGAAGATGTCCGGCGCATGGTCGAGAAGATGGACCGTCACCTCATGGGCGGAAGCGAACCGTCGCGTGGTCTGGTGGTGCGGGTGGATTCGGTCGAGCGTGACATCAGCAAGGCCCAGAAGTCAATCAGCCGCGTGGTGTGGGCGTTCCTGCTCACGCTCGTCGCGGGTTTCGGGGCGTGGGTAGTGGACAGGTTGAAGGGAACGCATCCATGAACAAGCACAACTTCTGGCGCGGCATCATCTGCGGCGTGACGCTCGGGTTCGTCATCACGGCGGCACGGGCCGACACCAAGACGCTCACGATCGCACCCTTCACCATCGACGGCGTTCCCCCGCCCGTTGTCCACTTCGCCGAGAGCCGTGGCCCTGGCCTGTTCCAAGCGGTGTACAAGGCCGATGCCGATGGCCCGGACATCCTGATCGAGTGCCGCGAGGGCTTCCCCTGCACTTGCCGCCCGCTCGGGCAGTTCCAGAGTTACAACCTGTGGGATGCTTCGCCCGTGGATCTGGGACTTGATCCCGCGACTACATCCGTGTCGTTCGACGGCAACACGATCACGCTGACGGATGCGGAGCCGATCCGCACGCACCCCGGCGACTTCAACGGCGACGGCGTGACGAGCGTTCAGGACATCTTCGACTTCCTCTGCACGCAGCCGACCCCCGGCGAGGTGTTCGCATTCCTGGAGGGGTGGTACTCGTGAGTGAATGGGTCGTCCATAACGGTGATTGCCTCGACGTTCTGCGGTCGATGCCCGACGCGAGCGTGGATGCGTTGATTTGCGATCCACCGTATTTCCAGCCTGCGGCCCACTACTGCGGGCCACGGGGCGAAGACACTGCACGCAAGACCATCGGCGATATGTCGATCCTTGAGCATTTCTTCAAGTCGTTCATTCACGAAGCGGCTCGTGTCGTTAAGCCCGACGGGTCGTTCTACCTGTTCTGTGATGGGCAGAGTTACGCAATCGCTTTTACGGGGCTATACACAGTGTCCAAGCGGGTACGCCCGCTCATTTGGGACAAAGTGACATCGTTCAATGGGTATACGTGGAGGCACCAGCACGAGTTGATTGCGTGGGCTGAGCGTGAAGAAACGCCACGGCTGCCGACTGGCGACGGTGACGTATTGCGGTGCCGTGCTGTGCCAGTTGGCGAGAGGGTGCATCCTGCACAGAAGCCCGTTGAACTCCTTGCGTCTTTGATTCGCAAGACACCCGAGGGCGGTGTGATTCTTGATTGCTTCTGTGGATCTGGATCCACTGGTATGGCGTGTGTCCAAACTGGTCGCCGGTTCATCGGCATCGAGATTGATCCCGGCTATTGCGAACTTGCCCGCCGTCGCATCGCCGATGCAGTTCCGCTCACTGCCGAGGTGGCGACATGACCGAAGCCATCCGCACAACCCCGACCGTCTGCTACCTCGAAGTGCCGGGGTCGATGATGCCGCAACGCGCCGCGTTCGAGAGCGACCGCTGCCGCGTGATGGCTGTGGCCTCCACGTTCTACGGCACGCTCGACGAACAAGGCCAGTGGCACGACAACGGGGAACCACGGGACAAGTGGTGGGACGGCGAGATTGACAAGGTGCTCGCGGTCTGGGAGGCCCAAGGTTGGGACGACCGACTCGCCCTCCGCTTCGACTGGTTCGAGGACAAGCGGCTCCCCAAGGGCACACAAGCCGCGTTCTCTGCTCGCATCGCCGAGCGGGTTGGACCCGTGCTCAAAGCCCACGGCGCACGCATCGACTTCATGTTCGCGGACAACGAGCAGAACGTCCCGGCCTCACAACTCGACCGGGCGTTCGGCGACCTGCGACCGCTGGCGAAGTCATGGGGGAACTGGAACTACGCCAAGGGGCGCACGATCAACTTCCCGTTCCTCCGCCCGCCCGTCAAGGCTCCCATCTGCGAAACCTACACGGCGACCAACGACGACGCGCTCGCCACCATCTGCCAGACGATCAAACTCAACGGCGCGAACTGCATCCCGTGGGGTCCGTGCCTCAACCAGACCGCCGACAACTGGCCCGTCGTTGACGAGGACACGGCCAACCGCTGCACGGAACGCCTGATCCTCTACGCCATGTCGCAGGGCGTGACGCGGTTCGGTATTCACCTCCCGCAGATCAAGCACAACGACCATCGCGGGGAATGGGACTTGGCCCGCTGGCACCGCGTCATCGACCACGCGGACCTGACGATCAAACTCGGCGACAAGATGATGGGGAGGGTGTGAATGTCAGCAATCTTCGACGGCACTGACGATTATGTGACGTACGCCTACTCCACCAACGGCGCGATCAGTCTCGGCACGGCGGGTGCAGCCAAGACCACGCTTCAGCCGTTCACATGGGCGGGCAACGTCCGCAACCAGTCGATCACCTCGAACGACTACCGCGTCCTCTTTGCCGACAACACGGCGGGCAATACGCATTGGCTGGCAATCACCTATCAGGTTGCGGCGGGTGTGCCCTACATCCGCATCCTGATCCGTGGTAGCACCCAGTCCTACTCAGCCTACTGCACGCCTCCTCGCGCACGCGGAAACAAAGAACGCATCGTCGTCACGGTTGCGGCCCCCGCAAACACGACCGATGGCACGAATCCGACGGTGACGGTCTACGTCAACGGCGTATCGGTCACGGTCAACCCAGAAGCCAACCTCAACGGCACGCTCACGGGTGGTGGTGGCGGCTGGACCATTGGCGGGTGCGGTTCCTACACCTCGCCTGCAACCGCACCGTGGATCGGTGAAGTGGAGGATGTCCGCGTCTGGAGCCGGGTGCTGTCTGGTGCCGAAGTCGCGGCCGACTACTCGGGCTCGCCCCCGTCCGGCTCGGTGTACTTCCCGCTGGCGACCAACTCCACCGGGTACAAGACCGATGGCACCACCACGTTCTCCGGCACCGAGAGCGGCGGCGGGCTCACGTTCCGATCGGCGGGTGTGTCTGGCGCAGGCATCGCGGCCGAGTGGAAGGCGGCGGGCCTTGCTGGCACCGTTGGCAGTGACGCGACCTCGTGGACCGAGACGCTCACGCAAGCGGCATTGGACACCGGCACCGCACAGGGCAAGTGCGAGATTGACGACTATCTCGGTCGGCACATCGCTCCGGACCAGCGAACGCTGAAGGCTGTTGTCCTCCGCTCCTCGTCCACCACGGCGGCAGGAACAGCGGTCTGGGGCAACTCGTCCACGATCTACATTGCGTGCGCCCCTCGGGCGTACCAGCAGTCCTACGGCGACACCGCAAAGAAGGTCATCGCCACGTTTGGCGCGGATCACATCCGCGTTCAGATGACCTACGAGGGATTCTTGGAGGTCTACTCGGACTCGGGTGCAACCGCGACGGTAACGTCAACCCTTCGCATCCCGTGCAGCCCGTGCGTGATCGCCATCCGGCTGTCCAAGACCAGCCCCGTCACGGGCAGCCCAACGGGTGTCAAGTTCTGGATCAACGAGGATCGCTCCGAGGGGTTCACCGGGTCACAGTTGACCGTTGGCACCTCGGCCGCGTCTACCCCGTCAACCTTCGTCAGCATGTGCGCAGAGAACGGCGACGGTCTGAAGTTCTCGGGCGACATCTGGCACATCGTTGTTTCGGCCAAGCCCGACGACGACGCGACGGTTCTGTCACGCATCGCGGCCATCGGCACCACCGTGGGTATCCGCACGTCCGCACCCACCAAGGTGTTCACCACCGGCCATGACTCACACCTCAACGGCCAGTGGCAGACGCTCAACCGCAACGTCTTCAAACAACTCTGGCCGTACTTCCCCGAGGCCGAGTTCTACAACTTCTCGATCCCCGGTGCTTCCGCGTTCGAGAGTATCACGCAGGCCGAGGACTACTGCACGGCCGCATCCGTTCTCGCGCGTGCGTCGTCCGGCAACCGGCTCCACATCATGCTCGTCGGTGCCAACGACCTCGGCGACGCGAACGAGGACGGCGTGATCGACGTGCCGCCCAGCGACAACACCGCGACCGTTCACGCAAACGCGAACAGCATCTCGGCGACGATGGTTGCGGCTGGGTTCAAGGTGGTTGAGATTGAGCCGTTCATCCGCGCCACGTTCACATCCGCCAACAACGTCCTCCGCGAGACGTACCGCCAAGCACTCTGGACGCTCCGGCAGACGGATACGAACGTCACCCGCCGCGCCACCCTCCCATCCGTTCTCCGCTCGTGGGACAACGGAACGACCCCGAGCAACGCGACCATCACCGCGACCACGGGTAACACGACGTACTACGAAGGCACCATCGACACCAACCTGCACACCAAGTACGCAGGTATCGCGGCCCTCATGGATGGCGGACTCCTGACAGCAGTTCGCGGAGCCCTTGGCGGACCCATCCGCAAGGCCATCGCCATCGGCATCATCTGACCAACCACCCACCCGAAAGGGATTGACCCATGCAAGACATCCGATCCGGCGGCCGAGAACTCTACCTGTCCACCAACTCCAGCGCCACGGGGTTCACCGTGACCGCCGGCGCGAAGTCGGCCGCACAGGTGGACCAGGCCAGTCTCACCCTCCCCATTGCGGCTGTCGGCCTCGGCCGCGGGTGGAAGTTCCAGTTCTGCGGCGTGGGATCCGACAACGACGCATTCTCGGCCCGCCTGTGGGGCGTTGACTTCACGCAGGCGTACGAGGGTGGGGTCATTTCCCCGACCGACTACACGCTCACCCTCTGGGGTACGGCCGCCGTGGTGCTCGGGACCGGGCTCGGCGTGGGCATCCCCTCGTCCAGCAACCGCATGGCCGACACCGTTGTCTGGACCGCCGCGACCGCCTGCACGAACGCGGAAGCCGCGTATGGGCTCGGCACGACCACGGCGTACAGCCCGGCCGACAACACCATCGGCGCGTTGCTTGTCCCGAATCTGCCCTTCCACGGGCTCCTGTGGGACTTTGACCAGACCACGGGTACCCCGTCCATGAACGTCGTGATGCAGCGGATGGCGTGAACCCTACCAAATGGACAACGGAAAGCGACACCCTAAAAAGGCGGCATTCTTGGCGGCATACGCCACGAACGGGAACGTTTCCGACTCTGCCCGTGCCGCTGACATCGACCGGGCAACGCACTACGGCTGGCTGAAGGATGACCCGGAGTACGCGGCCTTGTTCGCGGATGCCAAAGAGGACGCGATCGAGGCAATGGAATCGACCGCCCGCGCCCGCGCCCGCGAGTCGTCCGATGTGTTGATGATCTTCCTCCTCAAGTCGCTTCGCCCGGCAGTCTACCGCGACAACTACTCCATCGAGCATTCGGGACCGGCGGGCAAGCCCATCGAGATCGAGAACCGCCAGTCGGCCCAGAAGTTCCTGACCAACCCGGCCGCCCTGAAACTCGCACTCGAAGCCGATCGCCTGACCCGCGAGGCCGCGCGGCTCGAAGGGGGCGGGGATGCTCCCCCAACCGCTTGAGTACATGCGGGCGATGGAGTCCGGCATCCTCGCCCCGCACATGCTGGCCGAGAAGTTCAGCGGGCACGGCAACGCCCGCAAGTGGACCGCCTACCGCCACCTCTGCCACATCTCGCGGGTGATCGCTACCCAGATGGTCGAGGGCAACGCCCGGATCATCGTCAACCTTGGACCCGGCTGGGGGAAGTCAGAGTTCTGCTCGCTGTGGACACCCGTCTGGAGGCTGGAAACCAACCCGACGCGGCGGCTGATCCTGGCGACACACACCTCACCCCTCGCGCGGTCGTTCGGCGCCAAGGTCCGGGACGAGTTCAAGTCCAACCCGTTCCTCCTGACCGAACTCAAGGACGACACCACCGCCAAGAACGAGTGGCACACCGACAAGGGCGGAGGGATGCGTTGCGTCGGGATGGATGAAAGCGTCATCGGCAACCGCGGTGACGACCTGTTCATCGACGACCCGTACGGCAAGTGGGCCGACGCGATGAGCGCCGCGTACCGGGCCAAGGTGGAGGGCTGGTTCCACGCGACCGCCGCCAGCCGTCTGGAGCCCAACGCGAACATCGTGGTGATCCACCACCGGATGCACGTCAACGACTTGACCGGGCATCTGCTCAAGCAGCCGGACGGGCACCAGTGGACGGTCATCAGCCTCCCGAGCATCGCCACGGCTCCCGACGAACTTGGCCGGCAAGTGGGCGAGCCTCTCGACGAGCGGCGATTCGACCGTCACCAGTTGGAGCGGAAGCGGCTGGAAGCGTCATGGTCGTGGGAGCCGATGCACCAGCAGAACCCGCAGGCGCTGGGCAACGGGGCGATCTACAACCACTTCCACGAGGGGAACGTCGAGGCGGTCGAGATTCGCCGCGGGGAGCCTGTTCACCTGGCCATCGACTTCAACATCAACCCCGGCATGCACATGTTGGTCTGCCAGCACCGGCCCTTGGACAACCTGTTCACGATCTGCCACGAGATCCACGGGCCGAGGATGAACCTGAAATTGGCCATTGCCGAGTTCATCCGCATGTGGAACGGATGGCCGTGGAGGCCCGAGGTCTGGCTTGCGGGCGATCCGGCGGGCAACGCGGCCGACATCAAGGACGGGGAGAGCAACTGGCAGGCGGTGCGGATCCTGCTCTCGCAGGCTGGCATCCGCGTCCGAACGTGCGTGGCGGCCAAGGCCCCCGGCATCCTCGAGTCCGTCAGTCTGGTCAACCAAGCCCTCAAGTCCACAATCGACGGCCGGGTGTCGGTCAAGATCAACCCCCGCTGCGTGCGGCTGGTGCGTGACCTGTGCGAGGTGGTGGGCGACGAGGAGGGCAAGCCCGAGAAGTCGAACAGCGACCTGACCCACTCCTCCGACTGCATGAGGTACCTGATACACTATCACTCGCCGGGCTACACCATGAAGCCGAGGGTACAAACGGGAATGGCGAGGGTGATGGTTTGAAGGAGATCCCATGAACTTTGCCTCACTGCTGACCATCCTGACCCTGATCGAAGAGCGTGCCGCGATGGCCCGCAAGGCGTTCGCACAGGCGGCCGTGTTCGACGAGCAGGCCCGCACGCCGCGTCTGGTCCTCAACGGGGCCACCAACGCCCCCACGTCCAGCCAAGCGGCCCAGCACGCCCAGCAGGCCCGCAACGCAGCCAACCACATGATCGGCGAAATGCTCGCCTACGCCGCGTCCCTCCAGCAGAACGGAAACACCGATGCCCGACCAACTGAAGCGGAAGGCCCCGCGACCCCGGCCGACAACTGAGGCCACCGGGCCACAATGCAGCAGCAGTCGCGGTGACGTGATGAACGGCTACGGCTCCATGCTCATCGAAGGGCTGCGGCCTGCGCCACAAGGCAACTACCGGACGTACCGGATGATGCTGACCGATCCGACCGTCGCCATGTGCTTGGCGGCCTCGCTGGCGCCCGTGAAGTCGTCCAAGTGGATGTACGTCCAGAAGGACCGGGGCACGGCTCAGCAGTTGGAGTTCATCCAAGACCAGATGGACCGCCTTCGGTTCCGGCTGGTGCGCGACATGACGATGGCTGTGGCGATGGGTCACCAGCCGTTCGAGATGGTCTGGGAGAACCGGGAGGGCATGTGGGGGTTCGAGAAGATCAAGCCCCTCCTGCCGGACCTGACCACGATCAAGACGGACGACACCGGGAACTTTGTCGGCCTGACCAACACGGGCGCGGAACTGGACGCGAACTACTCGTTCAACTTCGCCTATGACGATCACTTCGGGTGCCTGTACGGCCGCTCCCGGCTCGAGAACATCCGCGAACACGCTTGGTCCCCGTGGCTGGACGCGATGCGCCAACAGGGCGCGTACATGCAGAAGGGGGCGGGCGTTCTCACGATCGTTCACTACCCGCAAGGTCAGAGCCCGGACAAGGCGGGCACGCTCCGGGATAACGGCGACCTCGCGCAGGGGCTGCTTGACCGGATGGGCATGGGCAAGGGCATCGCCATGCCGCAGCAGTTCTCGGCGTGGGCCGACGGCGCTCGGGAACTGGTGAATCAGGGCATAGACCCGAAACTCCTCATGGCGTGGCAGATCCAGTTCATGGAGCACCGCGCGGGCGTGGGGTCGGAGATTGGTGCGCAACTGGCGTACCTCGACAAACTGAAGTCGCGCGGCATTCTGGTCCCCGAGCGGACGACGCAGGAGGGCACGACGGGCACGCGGGCCGATGCCCAAGCCGCGGGCGATATCACCATCGCCATTGCCGAGGAACTGAATCAGGACATTGCGGCCTGCGTCAACGCGGAACTGGTTGACGAGCTCCTCGTCCAGAACTGGGGCGAGAACGCACGCGGCGCGATCTGCGTGGAGCCCGAATCGCTGGACGAGTCCGACCGCATGATGTTCCGGGCCATCTGCAAGGAGGTTCTGGTGGGCAACCCCGACCTCCTGCTCAGCCTGACCGATGTGGACGGGATCTTCGACAAGGCGGGGATTCCGAAGGCGATGGATGTGCTGGACCCGACGCAGGTCCGCATCGGCTTCGACCCGTCCGCCAACGCCGCGCCGGTTGACCCGGTGATGGACACCGCAACCAAGGCCAACAGCGACCTCGTGGACACCGCGCTGAACGGTGCCCAGTTGGCCTCGATGGTGGAGCTCATCAACCAGTTGACGACCAAGCAACTCCCCGCCGGGGTGGTGCTGAACATGATTAAGCTGGCATTCCCGGCGGCGGATGAAACACTCATCGCCAAGATCGTGGCCGAGGCGTCGAAGTTCAAGCCTCCGCCCGTGGAAGCCCCGCTGCCCGCCCCCGCCGTGATGGGCCTGCGCCGCGCCGTGCGTGCGATGCTGGGCCGGAAGGAAAACAAATGAGCAATGACCGAGTGGACAAGATGGCCGCCGAACTCGCTGACCTCATCACGAAGTGGATGAACACCACGCTTGACGACCGCGCAAGCGTTGCGGAAGTCGTCGGCGTGCTTGAGTGCTGCAAGTTGGAGGTGTACGCGAACGTTGAGGATGACGAATGAAAAAGGCCCTCCCGACGAGTCGAGAAGGCCCCTTGTTGGAGCCTCTGGGGCTCGCAAGAGAGTACCCATGATCTTCTCAGGAGCCAAGTAATATGGCCTTCAACAGCACCAACGCTTCCGCCGCATCGGGTGGGCACGCATACCCGCAAGGGGCTACCCCCGTCGGCGGCATGACCAAGATCGAGGCCATGACCACCGAGATCGTGAAGGGTTATGTGTCGCGTGGCGAGTTGCCCGCGACGGCTGCCGAGCGGACGCGGATCGTGCAGCGTGCCCTGTCGCTGGCCATCGAAATCGGGTCACAGGTGACGGCCTACGAAATCGCCTGACCCGTCACACCCCGCCACGGATTACGTTGAACCTCCCCGCCATGCCCACCAACACGCACCGCCCACCGGACGACATCCCCGACCCGGCCTGCGACATCTGCGAGCGGACGGGGTACATCCCATCCGGCGATGGCGGCGTCATCCCGTGCCCGTGCGGGGGGCCTGCGATTGATCTGGGGCCGTTGCTGGAGGATGTGTGGACGACCAAGGAGCGTGAGGTCGTGGCGGCCGAGGTGCTGGAGATTCAGGCCGACGCGGATCGGCGCGGTGTGGGTCGCTGGTTCATCGCCAAACTGGAGCGGGTGCGTAAGATGATTTTGGGGACGGTTGAGGAGGAGGCGGACACCGATGGCTGACTTTTCAAGCCTCGAACGCGTGAAGATCCGGATTCGGATGTGTCTGACCGACCCACGCGACGGGTTCATCTCGCGGCTGGAGTACATGCGCTGGCCCATAAAGGACGTGCGGTATTGTGGCGGGGAGCTGCAGCACTTTGTCGGTTACGGCGACGGCGAGTACTTCGATGTCGTTCTGCGTGAGCCGAACGGCGACGACATCCTCCTGCATCAGGCGTGGACCGAGTTGGATGCGTTGTGGATGAAGCAGATGATGGAGTGTGCCCCATGATCTTCACCGGCACATTGGACGAACTCACCACCATGACCAGACCATTCTGGAAAGCCAAGTGGTGGCCCAAACACATCATCACGCCGTTTGATCCGTGCCTGTACCCGAGCGTTGCGGCCGAGATTATCTTCGCTCGTGCTGTTGAATGGCTCATGGTCAAGGGCGCGGCGAGGAATCAATCGTTGGCCATCTACACGGCTATGAATGGTCGCCAGTTCTGGATAAACGCTGGGCACAAGACTTCGTGCTCGGATGACTTCCGGCCATCGCTGTTGGCCGCTGTGCTGCTGATGATCGGACAGATCAAAGAAAACGGTGGCAATGGCGTTATCTCGGTTGATTGGTCCGACATCGTGGACGCGGAACTTAAGGCTGTGGAGGCTCCATCAAAGCCGACCTGATCCAGATCCAGGACAAGGAGCGGGAGGACATCACCGCCAAGGGCCGACGCGCGGCAACGCTGATCGGCCTGATTGCCGTGTCCGAAGCATCAAAGGCGTACCGCAACGGCGTGGATCCGTCTGGCGCCATCGCGCGGGCGATGCGTGAAGCCGTACCCGTCCTCGCCTCTGGCATGGCCGCGGGGCATCTGCGGGGCGAACGGCGGGTATTGCTCAACACCCCGCAGATCCGCCGGCGGGTCGCGCTCGACCGTTCGCCGCTGGACAAGATCATCGAATCGCTGACCAACAAACTCGGCCACTCGCCCGCGTACGCCCAAGACCTCCGGGCCAAGTACGAGGCCCCGGCACAGGCGGCTGTCCAGACCGCAACGGATGATGTGGTGGCCCGTGTCCGCGCGGCGATCGAGCAGGCGACCGATGAGCGGTTGCACGTTGACGCGGGTGTGTCCCTGATCCGCGATGCGTTCGAGTCCGCGGGCGTGACCAAGGCCGCGAACTACCAGTTGGAAGCGATCTTCCGCACGGGGACAGGGTTCGGCTACGGCGCAGGCCGGTGGTCAAAGAACCAGGATCCCGAGATCCGCGAGATTCTGTGGGGGTACGAGTTTGTCACGGCTGGCGATAGCCGCGTGAGGCGTGAGCATGAGGCGTTGAATGGGTTGCAGATGCCGGTGACGGATCCGAGGTGGGCGCAGTGCTATCCGCCCGTGCCGTCCAGCCCGTGGAACTGTCGCTGCGACACCATCGAGATCTTCAAGAACGACACCGACGCGGCGGTTCTCAGGATCCCCGTGGGTGCGTTTGACGACCTGTCGGGGACGAACAGCCCGTTTGGGTCGGCGCTGCAGTGGGCGGGGTAAGTCAATAGCAACCCAGACCATCCTCTTTCACAGGATGCGTCTGCCGAGTGCTCCGGATCCAACTTGTATAGCACCGACGACCGCTTCGGGTTCCATCGACCGCGACGCTTCCTATCCCGCTGGAGTCTGCGTCGGCGATCACGCACCGCAAAGTACGCGGCTTGGAACGGGTCTACCCGCACGAATATGGGCGATCCGCCGCACCGGGCCACATAGACACCGTGCGGCTCAAGCGTCACTTCAACGGAACCGACGCTGGGGCGACGTTGACGCATCATCGCGTCCGCCTCTGGTGCGTGTCCCGCACGCCCATGTTGAGTTGCAGGATGGTCTTGATTCGGTGCTCGGCGCGATCGTACACCGCCTTGCACCACCGATCGGCGGTCATCTGCACGAACCAGACCTCGCCGCCGGTGGCTTCGGCCCGCATACACCCCCTTGCGATCGCGGGCAGCGTGTGCCATTCGGTCGCAGTCGGCTTTTCGCACCCCGCGCCCACTTGTACCCCTGACTACGAATCCTACGCCAGTGGTCTATCTGGAACCTACCCCACATTTTGTGGTTCCGGCCACTTGACTCCCGGATGTTGGGTATACTTTGGGTGACGCGACCGGGTGGTTGAGCCTACGGGTTCCCGCCTCGGTCTACGTCCCCCTTCTCCATCGCCAACCCAACAGCCCCCCGGCTGCGTCACCGATGGTTTGGGGTGTTCCCCCGACCCGTCGGCTTCAATGAAGCCCGCCTTCTACATGGCCGAGACCGATGCCGCAGTCCCGATTGGGGCTGTTGTCGCTGGTGACGCGCCGAAACAGACGTTCCTCAAGGAAACCGTCCGGGTCGGCAAGTGGGTCATGTCCGACGGCGCCGAGGTCGAAGTCACGCCCGCCCGCATGTCGGGTTGGGTGGACTCGTTCAAGGCCCTAAAAGACGCGGGAATCGCAGTCAAACTCATGTCAGGCCACTCGTTCGAGCCCGGCGACTCGCGCGGGGACATCGACGACCTGTTCATCGCGCCCAGCCCCCGCACGGGTGAGCCGTCGCTGTTCTCGAAGTTCACGGCGATCGGGCAGGACGCAATCGACGAGGTTCGCCGCAACGACGTGTCCATCTTCGCCGGCCCGTTCAAGGACGGCACCGGGAAGGAGTGGGCCGACGCTCCGCAGCATGTCGCCTTGACCCCGATTCCTGTTGTGACCGGGCTCGCCCCGGCTGTCCCCATTGCCGCCTCGCGCGGCGGAACCAACCGCGTCCCGGTCGCCCGGCTGTCGCGGCAGGAGAAACCCATGCCCTTTGACTGGAAGCCCCTCGCGGCCGCGCTGTCCCTCGATCCCGCCACCCTGACCGACGATACTGCCGGCGCCGCCCTGTCGGCCAAGATCGGCGAACTGACCAAGCTGCCCGCCCAGGTCGAAAGCCTGACCACGCAGGTCGCCACGCTGAGCCGCAAGCCCGAGTGTGACCCCGACGCCCTCGACATGATGGCCAAGGCCCAGTTGTCGCGGATCGGTGCCCTGAGCACCGCGGGCAAGGTCAACGCCGCCCAGAAGACCGAACTTGAGGCCCTCGTCTGCGGCACCGAAGCCGCTCGCCCGGCCGCGATGCTGAGCCGCAAGGTGTCCATCGCCTCCGGCCTTGGCGACAAGCCGCTCTGTGACCGCATCCTCGACATCTTCGAGAAGGGCTCCGAGCCCAAGGCCCGTGGATCGGCTACGGGCGTGCAGTTGAGCCGCGAAGGGGCCGACGAGGCCGCCAACACCGCCCGCATTGTCGCAGAGCAGGCCGCACGCGCTGGCGTGAAGGCGAAGTAACCAACCCACCACCGACCACCAACGGCGAGACCCGCCAGGAGTTTGAATCATGGGCGCAATCACTGGACTTCCCGGCTACCGCACGGCGGTCGATTACACGCCTCGCCGGGTTCGGAAGAGTTCGCAGGGTGCCAACTACCTCGAAGGCGGAGCCGTCATCGACGGCACACGCTCGGGCGATGCTGGCAACACCTCATACGTCGATGTTCTCCGTCCCGGCAAGATCATGGCCAAGCGGTCATCGGGCGGCAAATACCGCAACTACATCATCGGCAAGACCACGGCCTCCTACACCGGGTCCGGCACCGTCACTTCGCTGACTGTCGGCGCGGCTACGGCGACCGAGATTGCTCGCCTGATCGCCGCCACCGGCGCATCTGTCACCGCCCTGCTTGTCGGCCCCCCGTCGGCCGCGGGCACCGTCGCTGAAACCGCCATCACCATCTCGGCCGCGTCTGGTACCACCCTGACGATTGCGGACTTGGCGGTTGACAAGGTGACCGACTCGCTGATCGTGGTTGATGACACCGTGGCAGGCTCGCTGTGCATCGTCGATGACGACGATTTCGTCAAGTGCAGCGACGAACTCGGCAACCGCATCGACCAGCCGTTCGCGCGTCCGCTCATCGGTGGCAACCTCGACACCAGCCAGATCATCGACTGGCCCGCCGACACCTCGACCATTACCTGGCTCAAGGGCAAGTTGAACGCCACCGGCAGCAACAGCTTCTTCCGCTTCGACGAGTGATCCACACGCACCGACCACCGCCACGCCCCGACCACCGGGGCTGATTTTCCGCACTCACACAAGGACTCATGCCCATGGGCACGACACTCAAAGAACTCCTCGCACCGAATACGATCCTCGGGGTCGTGGATGTCCTCATGGGCGAGTTGCCCAAGGACCACATGCCCGCCGGTCTCTTCGGAGACGCGGGAACCATCCAACCCGTCATCGGCGACACCGGATACATCGTCCGTGGCGCTGGCACCCACCGCGCCGCCAAGCAGGCGATGCGTGGCTCTGTCAGCCGTCCGCGCACGATCAGTGGCATCGCCAAGCGGCCGGAGGCCCTGATTCACTCCGCCGAGCACATGGAAATCAAGGCGGATGACTGCCGGGCCATCGTGGACTACAACGCGAATCCCGGCGCGAACTCGCTGGCCGTCTCTGCGAGCGTGGCCCGCTCGGAGATTGCACGCATCCAGCGGCAGGCGACCACGCTCTCCATGAACCTCCGCACGGCGGCAGTGACCTCGGCCTTTGCCCTCGGTCACATCTACTTCGACGGCGACGGCGAACTCCTCGCCTCCTCGTCCGGCGCTGTCATCGACGTGGACTACGGCATCCCGGCGGCCAACCTCAACCAGGTCTCCAGTTCGATCTCGGCCTCGTGGGCGACGGCCTCGACCAAGATCGTGTCGAAGGATCTCGACGCGCTCAAGTTGCACATGCGGAAGCAGTCCGGCCGGATTGCCAAGCACGTTCTCTACGGCTCGGACATCAAGCAGTACCTCATGGCCAACACCGAGGCCAAGGAGTTCATGTTCCGCAACATGGCCTTCAACCAGTCCATGCTTGGCAATGCGGGCAACGGTGACGTGTTCCAACTCGGCGGCCTGACTTGGTGGCCCGGCTACCAGGGCTTCTACCGGAACTCCTCGGACACCGCGACCACCTTCCTCCCGGCCGACGCCATCGTCATGCTCCCTGACCCGTCGCCGGACTGGTACCAGATGCAGGAAGGCTTCGAGTTGATCCCCACCGAGGCGTTCGGCTCGGGCATGAGCCTTGAGGATCTGTTCAACAACACCATGACCCGGCAGGGCATCTTCCAGTACGCCGACGGCATGAAGGATCCGATTCGCGGCAAGCTGGTCTATGGCGACAACTTCCTCCCGGCGATCCACGTCCCGGAGGCGGTCATCATCGCCGACGTTGTTCCCTGATCCCTGATCTTCACCCCACCCCCGCTTACCGGCGGGGTTGGGTCTTTCACCGAGGGGTACATCGTGGCGATCATCGTCCAGGCTGACATCGAGGCGGTCTTTGGCGCAACCAATGTCGCCATCTGGTCGAACCTCGATAGCGACTCGACGACGGCCGTTACCGCCCGAATCTCGGCCGCGATTGAATACGCCGAGGCGTGGGTCAACGACGAGTTTCGGGACAGCCGGTATGTGGTGCCCCTGACCCCGAACACCGGCACGCATTCACCCCGCGTCAAGAACTGGTGCGCTGTCATGGCTGGCGAATGGCTTTATCGGCCGCGACAGGATGACTCAGCCACGTTCGTTGGTCGCCATGTGGCGCGTGTCAACGCCGAGATTGGCGATGCTCGCGGCCGGGGCAACATCGACTACACCCTCAAGGAGCGGGCCGGGTCGGCTCCGTGGGTGGGATGAGCATCAAAGTTACCCCCAAGATCAACACGCCCAAACTCGACCAACTGCAACGGGCGATGGCCAACCCGACCGCCCAGCAGGCGTTCGGCGGGATGCTCAACCAGTGGGGCGCACGCATGGAGGCGTTCACCAAGCGCCGCTTCACGCAGTTCTCCCGCGGCGGCGGCGACTGGCCGCCCCTTGCCCGCACGACCTACGAAAACCGCCGCTCAGACCGATCCGGGCAGAACATCGGGCAGGCCAAGCGGGCGGCTCAGAAGGCCCTCGACACGGCACGCAGCCCCAAGGCTTTCGACCGCGCCTTCGCCCGCGTCCAGAAGTACAACACGTTCAAGACCGCGATCCTCGTGGACACCGGCACGCTCCGGCGCGGCCTGTCCCTGAACGGTCCCGGCAACGTGCGCGAGGTCTTTGCGAACGGACGGTTTGTCGGCGTGCGGTACGGCATCGCCGGCGGGTCGCACCCCAAGGGGAAGTTGACCATCGGCCGATTGGCGGCGATCCACCACACCGGCGCGGGCCGACTGCCTCAGCGCCGCATCATCGTCAAGCCCGACGCGGCGACCATCGCGGCCATGCGGCAAGACGCGGTGATTGCATTGCGGCGGATCCGGGGGGCGGCATGAGCCAGCAGGACATCAACCGCATGTGTGCCCTGGCCGATGCCCTCACCGAAGGGCGGGTCGCTATGGACAGCCGCGGCGGCATCCGCACAACCAAGGAGGGTGCCCGCGTAGCCATCACCAAGGCTGAACTCGACGAGGCGATTCTGTTTGCCGGTCGCGTCGGGATGCTGGAGGTGGTCCAGTGAGCAGAAGCACAGACCCCTACACGCAGGTCGAACAAGCCCTCTACGTGGCGTTCGAGCAGATCCCCGAGTTTGCGAACGCGGTGAAGATCGGCAACCGGATCCGGCCCGATAGCCGCGTGCCCCACGCCAAGGGCTCGACGCTGGAAGCAGACCGGCCCGAACTGGTCATGCGGTGTCTTGGCTCCACGCCGGACCCGTTCAACTCGTCGAACTCCTACACCGAGATTCGCCGGTTCCGGGTGAGCCTGGCGTTCGGCAACTGCAACGCGCAGGAACTGAACGGGGCGAACGCCTTGGAGTGGCAGGTCAAGCGGTGCATCTGGCGACTGACCGATCGCCTCCCCTCGTGCCCGTTCGTGTCGGCCGTGCGCGTGCTGGCGGTGGAGCGAGACATCGACCGCCGCAACCCGGACACGGCCGAGAACGCCACCCGCGAGGGCTGGTACGCGGTCGCGGACATCACGGTCTTCCTCAACCTCAACAACGCAATGGTGATTTACGCATGAGCACCTATTCCGGCCTCTTCGGCGTCACGCTCACCTTTCCCGGCACCCGCACGGTTGAGGGCGCGACCATCTCCGACCCGTTCGCGGTCACACTCGACACCGAGAAGTACTCCACCGCCACGCCGACGCTGCAACTCGTGCGGAAGGCAATCAGCCTGACCAACGGCCAGAGCGTGACCATCGACCCCGGCACGTTCACCATGCCCCTTGGCGATGCCGGGTCCGTGTCGTTCGTGCAGGCGTGGTTCCTCCAGAACACCGGCGAATCACCCGTCTCTGGAACGCTGCAAATGCAGTTCGGCAACGGTGAATACGTCGAGGCCCAGCCCGGCGGCTTCGTCACGGGCGGAATGCCCCTGCGTGCGGCCACCCAGGCCGGTTGGGATTCGTCCACCAACTTCGTCGTCTCGTGTTCCGGCGGCTCCGGCGCCACCACCGGCATCCTCGTCCTCGCTGGCAACCCGTCCGCCTGATCTGGAGTCTCCCTCATGGCGACCTATCTCTCTGGCCGCAACTGCATCGCCTCCAACGGCACCACCGCGTTCCCGTCCATGTTTGACTGGCAGTTGAACGAGACGAACGAACTCCAACGCGCGATGCTCAGCAACACCGCGTTTCACGAGGTGGTGATCCCCGGCAACACCGACTGGTCCGGCTCGGTCGGGTTCGCCGGCCGCGTCCCGCCCGTGTTCCCCGGCGATGCCGTGACGCTCCGGCTCTACCCCGACGGCGGCACGTCCGCCTATTGGCTGGCCACGGCCATCTGCTCGCGGATCACCGTCGATTGCAACGTGCAGGGCGGCAACCACATCCAGGGCCGCATGGAGTTCCTCGCCAACGGGGCACTTGGCACGGCCTCGGCCGCGACGATGACGGACTCGACGACCCCTGCCATGTTCACCGCGACGAGCATCAAGGCCCAGAGCGTGGCCGACGATGGCACCACGACGACGGACCTGAGTATCCGCGGCTGGTCGCTGGACTACTCGAACAACTGCCCGACCTACGCGGACACGAGCACCGCGGGCCAGATCAAGCGGACGGCTGGCAACTTCCAGTTCTCCGGCTCCATCCGGCTGTACGAGGGCACACCCGCGAACGTCCTGCGTGCGGGCCTCATCACCGAACTGCGGCTGTTCACGAGCGCCACCCACTACTGGCGCGTCAAGTACGCGGCGTTCGGTGGGCTCTCGCACGCGGCCAGTCGGCAGACGGCAGAGAACATCGGGGTCGAGTACCCGTTCAGCCACAGCACGGCGAAAGAGATTGCAGGCACATCGACGCGCGGCGTGCTGTCCTACGTGGGCGCGAGCACGACCACGCTGTTCAGTTGAGGAGGGGCCTTGTCAGACCGAAGGGGACAATCAGGGCGACGGCTCCCCGGCGTGCGGCGTGCGCGGTCAGTCTGGAATCATGTTCACCAGCACGAACAGCGTGATGAACACGACTGCGATCGTGCCCACGATGATGAGAGCTCGCTTGCTCTGGCGGCGACGCTCACGCGCCGCGACCGCCTCCATTGCCCGTTCCAAATCGCTCTGAGTGGTCATGGTGGATCAGTCCGTCGAGAGGATCACGCCCCGGTCAATGCGGGCCGCTCGCTCGTTAGCCGCTTGGAAGCGGAGCATGGCGAACCCGATCAGGGCGACCACCACCACGCACAGAACCAGGGTGAGGGTCCATTTAACGAGCAACTTGCGAGCGTTCATCGAAACCTCCTGAGCCGAAAGGCTACCACAGCCCAACGGGAATCCCGCCCTTGGCGTGACATAAAGGGGGTGCGATTTGGCCGATGATAGGGTGATTTTTGAGATTCGGGCCGAGAACGACCAACTCAAAGCCAAACTGGCGGAGTCTCAGTCCGCACTGGAGCAACTGAAAGCCAAGGGCGCGGAGGCCGATAGCTCGGGCTTGGGGTTCAAGCAGAGCGTTTCGGCTGTCCGTGCGTGGATCGGATCCGTGACCGCCGCTATCGGCGTGGCCACGACGTTCTTCGTGCTTGGCCAGAAGATCCGCGCGGTCTACGACGACCTGTTCACCAGCGGCGCAGAGAAGGGCCGGAACTTTGCCAACACGGTTTTGAGCCCAGATGCAACTGATCGCGTCAAGGCGTACTCCGACGAGATCGACAAACTGCAAACGCGGCTGGCGCAGTCCCTCGAAAGCCCCACAGCGTTGGTGCTGAACACCCTTCAAGGCTTCAGCACCGACAGCCTCAAGTCGCAGATTGCCGAACTGGAAAAGAGCAGGTCAGACGCACAGGAGCAGTTGACAGCCAAGCGGCTGCGCGATGAAGAGGCGGTTGCCAAGAAGCAGCAAGAGGAAGCAGTCGCCGCCGCCCTCGAAGTCCAGCGACAGTTTGGGCTCGATCGCGCCCGCAAGGCCGCCGAGCGGAAGGCCGAGGGCGAACAGCTACAGCAAGAAACCGACGACCTCATCGAGAAGCTGCAAGACGAGATGCAGGATCGGCTCTTTGAGGGTGCTAAGCGAGCCGCTCAAGAATACGTTCGCATTGTCCGCGAGGGCATGGCCGAAGTGACTCGTGCCCAGCAGCAGGCCCAACAGCAGCAGATCGCCCAGTCCAACGGCAACCTCATCGCCCTGCGCCGCACGCTCCAGATCATCGCCAACCAGATGCCAGCGGGGCCGGGTAACTCTGGCTTTGTGGGGGGCCGCCAATGACATGGGTGCGTGACATCCGACAGGACAGCGCGTCGATGGACGTGGAATCCACGGGCCAAGCGGTCATCGGCTACCTGTGGAGCGGCGGGGCCTACCTCGATCCCGCGGTCGTCGCCAACACGCCCCACCTGATTCTTGGTGGAGACTCGGGCGTTGAGCCGTTGCCGATGAAGGGGTCTTCGCACCCGTCGGTACCGTCGCTGAAACTCGACACGTACACCTCGCAGTGCGACGGTCGCACGCATCGCATCACCGCGAACTACTCGAACGACGGGCGGTTCAGGTTCCCGACCAACCCCGACGACGACCGCCGCACCAACACGCAGTACACATGGAACCCGCAAGAGGTCCAGATCTACTACCCGTTCGCCGAGCGGAAGATGGTCGGCGAGGCTGTCCCTCCGGGCTACGCCGGGCCGATCGAGTCCACGCCCCAACTCCTGCCGCGGCCGTCGGAGTACTACATCAACACGACGATGCCGATCTGGACGTGGGAGGTGCTCATCAAGGAAGAGGAGCGCGAGGCCGCCCAAATGGCCATGCTGAAGCAGAGTGACCATATCCACCAGATCAACGGGCGGTTCTGCCGCTTCCGCACGGGTGGGCTCGACTTCTTCGATGTCATCAACGGGGCGCGAACCTACGTCGCGCGGTACTCGTGGATCGACGACGCGGGCACGCAAGACACATTCCTCAACCCGATCTTGCCGGACTTTGTGTCGCAGAACGGACAGCATCCGACATCGGCCGCGTGGAAGTACTTCCCCAAGCCCTCGGTTCCCGTCGGCCGCACGTTTGCCACGGGTATCCCGATGACCCGGTTTCCGCACCACACGGTGAAGTACCTCGAAACCATCTACGTCCCCGGCAGTCCTGAGCCAAAACCCGTGTTCATTCAGCAGTGTGACTTCGCTATCGACCTACTGGGCTGGCAGACCTTGATTGGCCTATGAGGATGATCCCCGTCACCGCCAAGATCACTGGCTATGTGACCTACCCCGGTCCGAGTGGCCCCATCGACTCATCGCTCCCCGGCCCGTGCGGAACCCATCGCTACTTCGCCACGCTGAACGTGCCCGGCCGCGATCCCGAGCCCAACTACATCGTCATCGGGAGCGTCTCGCAGTGCTGGCAACCGCCCACGCTGTACGTCGTCCCCCTGCCCGCAGCACCCAACGGCGGAAACGGGATCAGCGGCACGATGTTCCAGAACGGCAACGACGAGCGGATCGAGTGGCATTACCGCGAACTCCCCCTCGTCGCCCCATGCAATCCAGGAGGTGGGTGATGCCGCTCGACGACAGCCCCTTTGACTCGCCAGACCCCGGCCCGTCCATCTTCCCCGTCGGCGCTGGCGGCGGTTCGCTGGCGATCCTGCCCGCGTCCACCACGCTCGTCAACGCCTGCAACCTGTTCGACGGCACACCCAAACTCCCGATCTTCGGCGCTGACACGCTGGTGGTTCAGGCCACGGCCCTCGTCGCGGCGTTTCCGACAGCCCCGTTTACCCTGACCGTGCAGTACTCGGCCGATGGGATCCGGTGGGAATCGTCCGGTGTCACTATCACCAGCGCCACGCCTACCCGCCTCAACTCGGCCAGCGGCAACCCCACGGGCTACCGCTACGCACGCGTCATCGTCACCACCGCAGCCAGCGGAACCGAGCAACTCATCAACATCACTGTCACCGCCCTCAAGACGGGCACGTAGGAGCATTCCAATGGCCACCCGACGAGTGCCGCGCGGCACATCCGATCTCAACGGCACCATGACCATCAACAACGCGGACGACCTCGCGTTCCTCGATGGTGAGAGCAACATCACGGCGGGGTATGACCTGTCCACCTTCGACGACGCGGGCACGGGCGGCCTGACTTCGCTGACATTTGGCGAGGGGGCGACTCCGATCATCAAGCCCGAGTATGCCCTCAAGGTGGACGTTGACCAGGGTGCGGGCCTTGTTCACGTCGCCAGCAAGAGCGGGCAGATTTCCCTGTACCCCGGCGGCGCGTCCGGCGTGTTCAACCGATACCGCCACTGCGGGGCCATTCAGTCCACACTCATGAGCGGCGGCAAGGCCACGCTTATCGAGCAGTCCGAAGGCGGCCTGCTTGTGGCTGGCGCCGTGGATACCGACGAGGCCCACTTGTGCGGCGGGCAGTCGGTCATCCGCTACCACGCCAACACCATCGACGAACTGACCATTTCCGGCGGCAGTCACACCCTCATGCGAAGTGTGACGCTTTTGGAAATGGCTGGCGGCGTGCTGGTGGTCCGACCCGAGAACGCGGGGACCAACGTTCCTGTCGCCACAACCATCCGGCTGTACGGTGGCACACTCATCTGGATGGGCGGGGATATCTCGTCGCTCCGGATGCTCGGCAGTGCTTGCATCCTCGACATGCGCGGCATCACGCAGGCCGTGGCTGTGGCCACCATGCGGATTGACGCGGCGGCCAAGCGGAACCCCCGCAACTTCTTCAACGGCTCCAACTACGCCGTCACCTACGGCGGCTCGGCACTCAGCGTGTGGGGCGACAAGAACGACGCTTTCCCCAACTAAGACCCCCTCACCCCTCCCCAGTCTCGCCCCCGCCGGTGGGTCTCCTTCCCTGCCGGCGGGGCGCTGAGACGGGGTTCCCATGCCCAACTCAATCCCACCATGCGGCGACGGTCGAAACCTCCGGCTCAGCCCGGACGGTAAACACATCTGCTCAGACTGCCCGGACGATGGCACCCCCGTCGATACCTGTTGCCGGTCCAGTCCCGCGATCGCGGCGCAACTGGGCCAGCCCGTCAACGACTGCGGCCTGTGGATCCGCACCGATCCGCCTGACCCGCCCGTGATCCGGTTCCGGCGATACTGCCTCCTCGAGGCGCGGGCGGAGTTGAACATCACCAACCCCGGCTCAACGCAAGGTGCGTTCGGCTCGTTCTCCGGGGTGTGCGAACTGGTTAACCCGGTCACGGCTGAGACGGGCATCATCGCGGGCGGCGAGAATCGCGGGTGCGTGGTCTTTGACCGTGCCCTGTGCCGGTTCCAGTTGACCAACGTGCGGAACGGCGAGACGCGGGCGGCCGACTACGAATACTGCGGCACGTTCCGGCTCGGGTGCCCGCCGATCGGTGCCAGCGCCACCGTGCCCTATCTGGACGGGGAGGGGCGGCAGTTCCTATCCCCCGTCGGCTTCGCGGCTGGACCGGCCGCCACGGGCGGAAGTTCGACCGAGTTCGGGACGACGGTCTCATTCAGCCCGATCAGTTCGGTTATCGGCGACGCGCGGATCTCCACCGAATACTCGGCCTCGTGGTCCAGCGACGGCCGGGAAATGACCTCCACGGCGACCTTCCGGTACTACGCATCCACCCCGAGCGGACCCGTTCAGGTCGGCCAGCAAGTCATCTTCGCCCGGTTCCGCGTCTCCCACGACCTGACCTGCGACGACCAGCCAAGCCCACACGAGGGCGGATGCCCGGACATTGGCGGGCCGTGCCTTGCCGGGCCGGAAGCGTACGTCATCTCCGAACCATGCAACCCCGCGTACACCGGCCCCGTCGTCGTGTTCCGCGCCGAGAACGTCGCCGGCTGCGCCGTCATCCCCACCGCCTGGGGGTGCATGAAGATCAGTCCGGCATCACCGGCGATCGTCAACCCGTCCAACATCGACGCGGCAATCGACAACCGCGTCGTTCCCGTGGGTGTCTACCCGACGACATGCTGCGCCTGCGAGCCCGGCTGCCCATCGTCCCCGGTCGTCCCGTCCCCGTGCTGGAACGGCGGCGTGCGGAATGGGATCACCGGCGCCTGGGTGCCAAACACCCCGTTCGTCACCACCGATCCATGCTGCTGCAACCCGGACGACATCATCACGATCAGCGAGGTTTACTCCCGGTGGGAGACTTCGGGCCTGACCTTTGAACGCCGACTGGTGGCCCCGATCGTGGTCCGGCGCGGGGATCCGTGGATCATGGAAATGCTGGACCGAATCACCGTCACGGCGACGGGCGAGTTTGTCCAAGAGAACCCGATCACATTCGGGCGGGAAGATGCTCCCATTGCCCCGTTTGAGTGTTTCGGCGGGCCGTGGGGCGGCGGGGTGAGCGCGGACGGGTTTGGTCCGGCCAACCTACAGGTGCCGGAGGGATTTGTTGGACTCCACCACGCCGCAACCGACGGCGGCGTTCTCGACATGCCTTGCCCGATCGCGCCCGACGGAACGGGCAACGGCACCCGCGTCCTGTCCAAGAACGTCAGCGTCACCTGCACCACGTTCTTCTACGACGGCTCATGGGAGTGGAACGGCGGGCCGGAGAACAACGGGTCGCGGGTCACGCACCGCCTGCGGCTGAGCATCACGCCCGCGCCCAACAGCCAGCGGCCGGAGTGTTCGGGTGGTTGCGGCCAGAATGGCAACGGCGGGCCTCCGGCGGGCCCTGGCGGGCCGGGTGCTCCGACGCCATTCCCCGGTGGGCCGGGAATCGGCGGGCTCTTGGGGGGTTGTGGGGGCTGTGGAAGGAGCGGCGAACTGTGACCGCCAAGGACGGACGAGCACGGACAAGGGCGGACATTTGGAAGGGGACCGCTTGACCTACGCCGAAATCGCCAAACTGACCGGAGCCGACTTGGCCGCCCGCGTCATCGCCGGGAAGGTTTCACGCCGCATGATGTGGTCCGCGTTCAAGGGTGCGGCCGCGCCCCTCATGGCGGTCGCGTCCGGCGATGTGGCCAGCGACGACGTTGCGGCTGCCCGATGCTCCCTGTGCCTCTCGTGCCAGAGCGATGGAGCACCCACGACTACGCGCGGCAAGGAACAACAGACCGAGCACGGTATAGCACAGGCGATATATTGCGGCCAGATGCCGGATGGGAACCCGCACGGGCCGAATCCGACCTGCGGCTGCCTCGTGGCGATCACCGTGGCGGGCGAGTTCATCCCGGCGGGGAAGACGTTGGTGGGCTCGTGTCGGTGTCCGCAGGGGAAGTGGTTAGGTGCGGCGCGATTTCACGGGCCAACTTGACGACGCCCTTGATGTGGGTAGCGAGTTCGTCTGCCTCTTGCAGTGTCATGCGAGATAGCAACGACCGAGACTCTTCGCCGTCGCAATGGGCGATTGTCAGGTCGATCATCGCTGGGCCGCCCGTAACCTTCGGATCGGCCATGATTTGAACTGTGGTCCGCACGTATTGGTGTCCATTGCTCACGCCGCGTTCTCCCTCTTTGCACCAACCGCCGCCCGCTCCCTAGCCATCCTGAACAACCCTGAGTCTAGATGCTGGCCACGCCGGACAGCCTCCACCGCGAACAGCACCAGCGGGCATTGCTGGCCCGTCTCGTGCAACTTGATGATCGTCGCGTGCTTTGCCCGCTTGCCGCGGACCACCTGCGCGATGTCGGGGTAACTGAATCCCTGATCCTTGGCCAGACAGGTAATCACACGACGGGCGAGCAGAAGTCGCTCACTTCGTGACGGCCCTCGCAGGTCGTCTGGGTCAATGCCCATTGAGTGACATACGCGGTCGGCGATCTGATACACCCTAGTAATCATGCCGCCCTCCC